GTACTGGACGTTAAAAAGAGCTTGGAAGAAGCGGAAGTGATGTACAATGCTTTGTCAGAAATCTCAATTCTTAAGGATAGTGACAAGTTTGATGTTGATGTTTTTTCCCGAATGTGTAATACTTTAGGCGTAGATCCATTGGTGGCAGCAAAGGTAATGGTAGCCGTGGTTTCAAATGAGAGTGGTTTGACCTTAACGTTTGAGCGGCCTACCGAAGCAAATGTCGCACTTGCATTGCAACCGACAATTGCATCAAAGGAGGAAGGTTCATTAAAGATTGTGTCGTCAGACGTAGGTGAGTCCTCAATCAAGGAAGTGGTCCGAAAATCGGAGATTTCTATGCTAGGTCTAACAGGCAGCACAGTGTCCGATGAGTTCCAAAGAAGTACAGAAATCGAGTCGTTGCAGCAGTTCCATATGGTATCCACAGAGACGATTATCCGTAAACAGATGCATGCGATGGTGTATACTGGTCCGCTAAAAGTTCAACAATGCAAGAACTATTTAGACAGCCTAGTAGCCTCGCTCTCTGCTGCGGTATCAAACCTGAAGAAGATAATCAAGGACACAGCTGCGATAGATCTCGAGACTAAGGAAAAATTTGGAGTCTACGACGTGTGCCTTAAGAAATGGTTGGTGAAACCTCAATCGAAAGGACATGCTTGGGGTGTGGTGATGGACTCAGACTATAAGTGCTTTGTAGCGCTTCTCACATACGATGGCGAGAACATTGTGTGCGGAGAGACATGGCGTAGAGTCGCAGTGAGCTCCGAATCTTTGGTGTATTCAGATATGGGGAAGATAAGAGCTATACGCTCAGTGCTTAAAGACGGTGAACCCCATATAAGTAGTGCAAAGGTTACACTTGTTGATGGTGTTCCAGGTTGCGGGAAGACAAAGGAGATTCTTTCGAGGGTCAACTTTGACGAAGATCTGGTTCTAGTACCAGGAAAACAGGCTGCCGAAATGATAAGAAGAAGAGCAAACAGTTCTGGTTTAATCGTGGCGACCAAGGAGAACGTAAGGACGGTAGACTCTTTCTTAATGAATTACGGTCGAGGTCCGTGCCAATACAAAAGGCTGTTTCTGGATGAAGGTCTAATGTTACACCCCGGTTGTGTTAATTTTCTGGTTGGCATGTCTCTATGCTCCGAGGCTTTTGTTTATGGAGACACCCAGCAGATTCCTTACATCAACAGAGTTGCAACTTTTCCCTATCCTAAGCATTTGAGTCAACTCGAGGTCGATGCTGTTGAGACTCGCAGAACAACATTGCGGTGTCCGGCTGATATCACCTTCTTCTTGAATCAGAAGTACGAAGGGCAAGTTATGTGCACATCAAGTGTTACACGCTCGGTGTCACACGAGGTCATCCAAGGTGCAGCAGTAATGAATCCAGTGTCTAAACCACTTAAAGGGAAGGTGATTACATTCACTCAATCAGACAAGTCATTGCTGCTCTCAAGGGGTTACGAAGATGTGCATACCGTTCATGAGGTGCAAGGGGAAACGTTTGAAGACGTCTCATTAGTGAGATTGACGCCTACACCCGTGGGAATAATTTCAAAGCAGAGTCCGCACCTGTTGGTCTCGTTGTCTAGGCATACAAGGTCAATCAAATATTACACTGTTGTACTAGATGCAGTCGTTTCAGTGCTTAGAGATTTGGAGTGTGTGAGTAGTTACCTGTTAGATATGTACAAAGTTGATGTGTCGACTCAATAGCAATTACAGATAGAATCGGTGTACAAAGGTGTTAACCTTTTCGTCGCAGCCCCGAAAACAGGAGATGTTTCTGACATGCAATATTACTATGACAAGTGTTTGCCGGGAAACAGTACTATACTTAATGAGTATGATGCTGTAACTATGCAAATACGAGAAAATAATTTGAATGTCAAGGATTGTGTGTTGGATATGTCGAAGTCGGTGCCTCTTCCGAGAGAATCTGAGACGACATTGAAACCTGTGATCAGGACTGCTGCTGAAAAACCTCGAAAACCTGGATTGTTGGAAAACTTGGTCGCGATGATCAAAAGAAATTTCAACTCTCCCGAATTAATAGGGGTCGTTGACATCGAAGACACCGCTTCTCTAGTAGTAGATAAGTTTTTTGATGCATACTTTATTAAAGAAAAGAAAAAACCCAAAAATATACCTCTGCTTTCAAGGGCGAGTTTGGAAAGATGGATAGAAAAGCAAGAAAAGTCGACAATTGGCCAATTGGCTGATTTTGACTTTATTGATCTTCCAGCCGTTGATCAATATAGGCACATGATCAAGCAGCAGCCGAAACAGCGTTTGGATCTTAGTATTCAAACTGAATACCCGGCTTTGCAAACTATTGTGTATCATAGCAAGAAAATCAATGCGCTTTTTGGTCCTGTATTTTCAGAATTAACAAGACA